CGCCCAAGGAAAGTTGCAAATGTCTGATATAGACGCTAGAGATTTTGGAAGGCTGGAGGCTCAAGTTGAGGCTCTCCAGACAGAAGTTCACTCTTTGAGTAAAGATGTCAAGACTTTGTTGGAACTTGCCAACAAAGGCAAAGGTGGGTTTTGGATGGGTATGACTATCGCTTCATTCATGGGCGGTGTAATTACCTTTGTTGCTGATCGTGTCTGGAAATAAAGGAGAACGCTATGCCTATGGTTGGAAAAAAGAAGTTTGCCTACTCTGAAAAAGGCGAAAAAGAAGCAAAAGAATATGGCAAGAAAAAGGGTATGCCTGTGACCATTATGGTTGCTGTTGGTAAACCAAAAGGCTTGCCTATGCGTGGTGGTCGTACTGCTACCAACATGATGATGAAGAAGTCGGGGAAAGGCAAATGAGTTCACTATCAAGCGCAAAAACGCTTTTGAGCGCAGTTGTTGCAACTGGTGCATCTCAAGCTGTGCAAGCTGATGCTGGTCAACCCGCATTTCTGCAAGTGGTGGGCATCACCACAGCTACTGTTGCATTCCAAGGTAGCTTGGATGGAACAACCTATGCAACGATTGGTACAGCATTGACTGCTGATGGCATCGTAACCATAGCCAATGCTCCCAAGTATTTGAGAGCTAACTGCACTGCTTACACCTCTGGAACTATCACGGCTAAAGTTTTGTACTAAGGAAATGCCATGAAGCCTGGACTTTATGCCAACATCAATGCCAAACAAGCCCGTATCAAGGCTGGTTCTGGCGAGAAGATGCGTAAGGTAGGGGCCAAGGGTGCGCCTACTGCTGCTGACTTTAAGCAAGCTGCAAAGACTGCAAAGAAGGTTAAAAAGGTGAAGTAGATGAAATCTCCTGTTTGGCAAACAAAAGCTGGGCAAAATCCAAAAGGTGGGTTGAATGCCAAGGGGAGATCATCTTATAATGCAGAAACTGGTGGCAATCTCAAAGCACCAGTAAAGTCGGGGGACAACCCTCGCAGAGCAAGTTTCTTGGCTCGAATGGGTGGCAATGATGGCCCTGAGTTCAAGAATGGTGAACCAACGAGACTGCTTCTTTCGCTAAAGGCATGGGGTGCAAACTCCAAAGCTGACGCAAAGGCAAAAGCTAAAGCTATATCCGCAAGGAACAAGGCAAAAGCGAAATGAGAGCATTATCAGTTGGTGTTAGTCCCGCAGCGGCAGTAGACACAACAGTCTATACCTGTCCGACTGGCTATTACGCCAAATTTACCGTCATGTATATACACAACACAGGCGGCTCTACCAAGCATATAACTGTTCAGTGGTTTGACGCAAGTGCTAGTACAACCCTTGATATATTGACTCAATACGATTTCACATCAAAAACCTATTTGCAGTTTGATGGCAACGCTTACATCGTGTTTGAAGAAGGTGACAAGTTAAAAATAACTACTCAGTCGGGAAGCGCATTCAGTTTTATAGCAACATTTGAAGAAGAAGGGTTGACTAGAGCATGACCTACCTTGAACTTGTAAACGATGTACTTATAAGGTTGCGTGAGACAGCAGTCTCAACTGTTTCCGAAACATCTTATTCTTCCTTAATTGGGAAGTTTGTAAATGATGCCAAACGTCAGATTGAAGACGCTTTTGCTTGGAATGTGCTTGGTCAAACGATTACAGTTACCACTGCATCATCTACACCATCTTATTCTTTGACAGGTGCTGGTCAGAAGTTTCAAGTGATGGATGTAATCAATACTACAAGCAATATTGGGCTTACAAACATCAGCTTTGTAGACATGAACCGCAAGCTAAACTTTACGCCACTTGTCAATTCAATACCCACAGAATTTGCTTTTGATGGCGTTGATGGTAGTTACGACACCAAGGTAAATCTATACCCAATACCAGATGGTGTTTACACAATCAAGTTTGCCTTGACAGTGCCACAAGCCACATTGTCATCAGATGCAACTGTTGTTTCTGTTGCTGACACTTTAGTGGCTCAGAATGCTTATGCTCGCGCTTTGATAGAGCGTGGTGAAGATGGTGGATTGACTTCATCTGAGGCATATCAGTTATATAAGGGAATGTTGTCTGACTACATTGCCTTGGAAGGCACTCGCTATCCTGAGAATCAGGAGTTTGTTGCGATATGAGCCAACAAATCCAGACTTTCTCTATCTCAGCCCCAGGATTCTATGGGTTGAATACTCAAGATTCGCCTCTTGATTTGAATGCTGGTTTTGCACTGGTTGCAACAAACTGCATCATAGATCAGTATGGTCGTATTGGCTCACGCAAGGGATGGTCAAGAGTTAACGCATCTTCTGGAAATCTTGGTGCAAATGATGTAAAGGTTATCCATGAGTTAGTGCAGACTGATGGAACTTTGACTGTCTTGTTTGCTGGAAACAATAAGATTTTTAAGTTGAGTTCTACAAACACTGTTACTGAACTCACCTATGGGGGTGGAGGTACTGCACCAACCATTACCGCAAGTAATTGGCAGTGTGCATCCCTCAATGGCATCACATACTTCTTTCAGTCTGGTCATAACCCATTGATTTATGATCCTGCTGTTAGCACCACCACATATAGGCGCGTGAGTGAGAAAACTGGTTATGTTGCCACTGTTCCTGATGCCAACATTTGTATTTCTGCTTTTGGCAGGTTGTGGGTGGCAAATACCACCGCTGTGAATTCAACTGTTTACTTCAGTGACTTGATTGCTGGTCATGTCTGGTCAACAGGTACGGCTGGTTCTTTGGATGTTTCACGGGTATGGCCCAATGGGTCTGATGAGATTACAGGGTTGGCAGCACACAATGGATTCTTGTTTATCTTTGGAAAGCGCCAAGTCGTAATTTATGCAAATGCGACTACCCCATCAACCATGTCTATTAGCGACACTGTTGAGGGCATTGGTTGCATTGCCAGGGATAGCATTCAGACCACCAGCACTGATGTTTTGTTCCTGTCTAACTCTGGCGTTAGATCATTGATGAGAACAATTCAAGAGAAGTCTGCTCCTGAGAGAGACTTGTCAAAGAACATCCGCAACGATTTGATGAGTGCTGTTGCTGGTGAGACATTAGAAAACATCAAGTCTGTCTATTCTGAAAGAGAAGCGTTTTACTTGTTGACAACGCCTAGCATTGATACGACTTGGTGTTTTGACACTAAGGCTTATTTGCCAGGTGGCGCTGCAAGGGCAACAACCTGGGATTCAATTACGCCAAAGTCTATGCTGTCTCGCAGAGATGGAACTTTGTACATTGGCAAGAATGGTTATGTAGGCTTGTATAACACCTATCAAGACTACGATGCTTCATATCGGATGTTGTATTACACAAACCATTCTGACCTTGGTGATCAAAATGTTACTTCTATTTTGAAGAAACTATCCATTGTTATTATTGGTGGAACGAACCAAACAGTAACATTTAAGTGGGGATTTGATTTCAAAACCAATTACTTGTCTGACAATGCTGCGATTCCAGTGCAAGGTGTTGCTTACTATGGGATTGCTGAGTATGGTGCAAATGCCACAACAGTTGCTTATTATTCAGATGGCATTGACTTGCAGACATTGGTAGTTTCTGCAACTGGTACTGGCAAGGTTGTACAAACAGGCTATGAGTCGAACATAAATGGAACTGCATTGTCGATTCAAAAGATTGAAATTCAAGCCAAGAGTGGCAAACTGAGTTAAAGGGAAATACCATGTCTGATTACACCAAGAGCACAAACTTTGCAACCAAAGACAATCTGTCTTCTGGCAATGCACTAAAGATTGTCAAGGGCACTGAGATTGATACTGAGTTCAATAATATTGCCACTGCCATTTCAACCAAGGCAGATTTAGCAAGCCCTGCATTTACAGGTACGCCTACAGGTGTTACTCAAAGTGCTGGAAATAACTCAACTGCATTGGCAACAACTGCCTTTGTACAGGCGGCATTGTCTGCACTGTACCCAGTTGGCTCCATTTATACCAATGCAACTTCAAGCACTAATCCAGGCACTTCACTTGGATTTGGCACATGGACTGCATTTGGTGCTGGTCGTGTCATGGTTGGCTTTAATGCAAGCAATACGCTGTTTGATACCGCAGAAGAAACTGGTGGTAGTGCTGATTCAATAGTGGTTTCACACACTCACACGGCTACATCTACTGTTACAGACCCAACTCATAGTCATGCAAGTAGTGGTTCATCTACTGTAATTGTAGGTAACGCTGCTGTTGGTAATGTACCCGCTGGTGGCTCTACTGTTGTCCCCACAGGAAACAACACACTTTTGGCAGCATCTACTGGAATCAGTGTAGCAACAACAAACGCAAGCACTGGTGTTAGCGGTACAGATACCAACTACCAGCCATATATCACTGTTTATATGTGGAAGAGGACTGCATAACATGAGTGAAGTAATTGATTCTCTTGCGGTTGTAGGTGATGTTGTTGTTCAACAGGGGCAAAACACGCCTGAGAAAGTTCAGTTTCGCCAAAATGTATTGGT